ATAATGAAAACCGAAGCACTTAAAAAAATAATCAAAGAAGCCGTTAGAGAGGCCATACAAGAAGAGCTAAAGGAAGTTTTACTTGAAGCAGTTAAAGCACCTAAAGCTGTAGTTACACAACCAGTACAAGAAAGTATTACATCACCAACTACACTCACTGTTACACAAACACCTAAAAAATCTTTAAAAGAACAAAGACAAGCATATATGGATATTCTAGGTGAAACAGGGTTAAATATGAATAGTACACATGCTCAAGGATTTGGTAATAAACCATTTAATCCTCAAGGAGTAGGAGACACAACATCAGCAAACGGGGCACTACCAGGGGGAGAAGTTAATATGGATCAAATAATGGGGTTAATGACTAAATAATGGCATTCGAAGCACAGCAAATATTTCCAATTGACTTTGATAAAAGTACAGCTGTAGGGGTAGATTTACCTTTTAATGCTAATAGTGTTTTTAGACCTAATTATACAACTGCAGCTTCTATTAAAAATAACTTAATCAATTTTTTCTTAACAAACCCAGGAGAAATTCCATTAAATCCAACTTTTGGAGGTGGATTAAGAGCTTTTATTTTTGAACAAATAACAGAAAACAATCTAGATTTTTTAGAAGAGAATATACAATCTCAACTAATAAATGTTTTTCCTTTAATTTTAATAGGGAATTTAGAAATACTTCAACAAGAAGATAATAATATAATAACAGTATCATTAACTTATAGTATAAAAAATACCAATATAAGTGATACTTTAGAAATAGATTTTACATAATGGCATCACTAAATAGAGACATAAAATATATAAACCGAGATTTCTCAGATATTAGAGCTAAATTAATAGAGTTTTCTCAAACATATTTTCCTAACACATATAATGATTTTTCTCCTACATCACCTGGTATGATGTTTATGGAACAAGCAGCTTATGTAGGTGATGTAATGTCATTTTACTTAGATAATCAGTTACAAGAAACATTCACTACTTTAGCTAAACAAACAAATAATTTATATGAGTTAGCTTACATGTTTGGTTATAAACCTAAAACAACAGGAGCATCCCAAGTAATAGTTGATTTATATCAACAAATCCCAGCATTATCTAATGGTAATCCTGATTGGGATTATACTTTAAATTTTAATTCTAATACGGTTATTCCTTCTAATGTTTCATCTAATGTTAGTTTTTTAATTCAGGACCAATGTGATTTTTCTAAATCAAGTTCACTAGATCCTACTGAAATTTCTATATATAGTGTAGCAGGAACTAACCCCACATATTATTTATTAAAAAAATCTAGAAAAGCAATCTCAGCAACCATTAATACAAGAACTTTTACATTTGGTTCTCCTCAACAATTTCAAACTATTAATATAGAAGGAGATAACATAATAGAAATTTTAGATTGTGTAGATTCTGATGGTAATATTTGGAATGAAGTAGATTATTTAGGCCAAGAAATGGTTTATAATAGTATAAAAAACACTAACCCAAATGATCCTAATAATGTAGCTAATGCAGGTGAAGTACCTTATTTACTCCAATTAAAAAAAGTTCAAAGACGTTTTGCTACAAGATTTACCTCAGAAAATAATTTACAAATACAATTTGGAGCTGGTAATCCTGAGGATACAGATGAATTAATTACACCTAACCCAAATAATGTAGGTATAGGTTTACCGTTTGAACAAGATAAACTTACAACGGCATACTCACCTACAAATTTTCTATTTACAAATACCTATGGTATATCACCTTCTGACACAACTTTAACTATAAGATATTTAACTGGTGGTGGAGTTGAATCAAATATACCCGCTGGAGATTTAACTTCTATAAATAAATCAACAATAAAATTTAACAACTCAACTTTAAATTCTAATAAAGCAAATTATATATTTGAAACTATTTCTTCAACTAACCCTATAGCAGCAGATGGGGGCCAAGCTGGAGATACCGAAGAAGAAATAAGGCAAAAAACATTAATGCAAGCTGCAACTCAACAAAGAACAGTTACTTTAGACGATTATATGGTTAGAGCATTAAGTATGCCTTCTAAATTTGGTATAATAACTAAGGCATATATAAGTAAACCACAATTAACAGACATTCAAGTTTCTACAATAGATAGTTTAAGTTTATTTATTTTATCTCAAAATAGTGAGGGCCAATTTTCAAATGCTAATTCTACCTTAAAAAATAACTTAAGAACATACCTATCTCAGAATAAAATGATAGGTGATAGTATAGAAATTAAAGATGCTTATATTATTAATATAGGTATTGATTTTGAAATAGTAGTTTTACCTAATTTTAATAATAGTGATGTTATTTTAGATTGTATTAAATCATTTCAAGAATACTTCGATAGAGATAAATGGCAATTAAATGAACCTATTTTAATTAGAGATTTGTATGTTAGATTAGATCAAATACTAGGTGTTCAAACTGTCAAAAATATTACTATATCTAATAAAGTAGGAATCCAATCAGGATATTCTCAATACGCTTATGATATAGAAGGAGCTACCCAAAATCAAGTAGTATATCCAAGTTTAGATCCTAGTATATTTGAAGTTAAATACCCAAATAATGATATAAAAGGACAAGTAGTACCACTATAAAAATTATAATATGCCTAACAGACCACTTAGAAATCCAGGACCTGCAAACCCACAAGGTATAGGTTTAAAATATTCTCACAGACAATCTAATTTAGATGTTGAAAGTACTACTCCCCAAGGAGGTCCTCAAAATTTCCCAGGATATAACCATCAACACAAATATACACCACATGACACTTACTTAAATCATAGTACTCCTGGGGGGAATGGTTCTGGAATTTACTCAGATAGAGCAAACCCAGAAAGCAGTTTTGGGACTATAGATGATCAATTACAACCTCAAAATATTTTTAAAGATAATACTAGTTTAGACATAGAAAACCCAGGTCCTGGAAATTCAGGAGGTCCTAATAGGGCAAATGCAGGAAGTCATAATATACCTTCGGGACAATATCAAACAACAACCCCCTCGGGACCTTTAATGGATGAAAATGGAGTTATTATTAATAAAGTAGTACATCAATATTTACCAACTTTTGAATATAAAGATTCATTTCCAACAAATGCTTTACCTGACCAATCAACATTTTAATTATGGCAATTTATAAACTCTTTCCATATAAAGATACTACACTATACTCATTTTATCCAGATATGAATACTGGGATAGATCCTATTACAGATATATCTAATTTAAATATAGCAGTAGATTCTAATCCTCAAGTAGCTAGATTTTTAACAGAATTTGTTCAAGATGAAATTAAAGATGTTATAAATAACAAAATTTCAGGGTCACAATGGGATGTAGATTTTAGATCTTATATAGCTACTGCTCAAGGTATAGTAGAAGCTACGGATATAGCAGTATACCCTGTGGCACAGTATTGGTATAATGGAACTGGAACATATTTAGATCAACCCTTAACAACGGATGGGGCTACATGGTATTCTCCTCATTTTAAAGGATCTATAAATTGGTCTTCTAGTGGACAAGATTTATATGGTAATAATATAGGATCTTATTATAATCCAACCTATGTTGGAGTTGGTGGGGGCAATTGGTTAATAAACTCAGGAAGCACATATTTTAAAGTAACTCAATCATTTGATACTAGATCAACAAAAGATTTAAAAGTAAACGCTAAAGAAGTAGTATCTAGATGGTATAGTGGTTCAATGGATAATAATGGTTTTATAGTAAAATGGGAAGATGGTATAGAGTGGAACACTAATAAACAAATTCAACCTGTAATGCAATTTTACAGTGTTGATACTAATACTATATACCCACCACAATTAGAATTTAAGTGGAGAGATTATCAAAGTGTACTAGATGGTCCTGCTAGTTCTAGTATAGTAAGTACTACAAATTTAGTTTCTTCCCTAGCTGAAAACCCTGGAGAATTTTTTCCTTCAAGTATAAATAGGTTTAGACTTAATGTTGCACCTAAATACCCACAAAGAACATTTACCACAGCATCTTTATTTACAGGTACAAATTATTTACCAACATCTTCATATTATGCCATAAAAGATTTGGAAACTAATGAATTTGTTGTAGATTACGACACTAACTATACACAATTAAGTTCTGACAATGAAGGAAACTATTTTGATGTTTATATGAATGGATTAGAACCAGAAAGATATTATAAAATATTAGTTAAAACCACCATAAAAAATTCTACCATAATATTAGATGATAGTTATTATTTTAAAGTAGTTAATGGATAATGGAAAAAAAAGTAAAATTAAATAAGGAAGTTTTTGATAAAAGAACTTACAAAAAAACAATAAATACTGATTTTACCCAGTTAGGAATTTCATCAATTGAATCACAATTAGATAGTCAACCTACAACTCAAGAATTTTTTAAAATGTATAATGATTTATTTTATCAAATAAATGAATTAGGTCCTACAAACTCCCATGAGTATTTAGTTAAAACTAGTGGTGAATATATAGCTTTTGAAGCAAAAGATGAATTAATAGAAGCACTACAAAAAGAAATTTCAGATTTAAGAAATGAATTACTAAAAACCCAACAAGATTTAGCTACAGCTTTAACAGAAGAAGAAGTTGAAGAACTTCCAGAAGAAATAGAATTACCACCAGACCCAGTATTAGATGTAATTCAAGCTAATCCAACCCCGGAACCACCAGAAGAACCCGATACCTCAAATCCAGCAGCTATTGCATTTTTTAAAACTATTTCAAAACCAAACGGTTCACGAGATGCATGGGATGCTGTTCCTATGACTATGTATCAACTTAAAAAGAACATTGAAAAAATGAAACAAAATAATACTTTACCATATCCTGACAAATATGGAGATACATTAAAAAAATTAAATAAAATGGATCCTGCTCTATATGTCCCATCAGGAGGTTCTGCGGGAGTTACTAATTATAATTTTGCATATTGGGGTGAATGGAGAGCATCAGCTAAATCAAATACTAATAAAGGGGATAAAAGAGATAATATATATGAAACTATTAGTAAAACAGCAGAACAAGTGTTAAAGCATTTTAGAAAAGAACAAAACTTTAAAGAATCTGGAGGATTAATACCTTAAATCATTATAAGAATGGCAAATATTATTAGAATAGATCCAACTACTTTTGAGTTACAAAATTATGAACCTCAAGATGATAAATTAATTTCAAAATTTCAATTAGAAACTAATTTACCTTCTGAAGGTTTAATAGAATTTTTTATTTATGATTTAAATAATACTATATTATTTTCTAATTTAAATTACAAGAATTATAAAACTAACCAAACAAGTAAAGAAGAAACCCCTCAACTTGCAGGTTCCGTTAATAATAAAGTTACTATTCTTGAATTAAATCCTGAAAATGATATAATAACTCAAGGATTTAATCAAGGAAAATATATAGCCTATTATAATTTTTTAAACCCTGTAATAGGTAACCAACAAGATTTACTTTTTATTTCTGAAATATCATCAGATAGAACTGAAATAAGATTATTAAGTAATACATTAGATAATTTTGTAATAGTTCAAGCTACACAAGAATTTATAAAATTTAGAGAATCCCAGGATTATTTTGTAGATTTTTCTTTAAATTTAGGTGATAATAATTTAATTATAGCAAATAATATTAAATTAGCAGATGAAGAAACTAATTCCCCTTCTATATTAATTAAATTATATGAACCTTTACCTTTAAATTTTGATTTAAAATCAGAATTATTTATAACTAGAATTTTAAATAATCCTCAAGCATTTCAAGTAGAATATCCTATAGAAACAGCTTTATTTAATGATTTTGAAAGCATTCAAGGTCCTAATTTTAATTTACCTTTAAAAGGCCAAGTAAATAATTCATCTCAACCTTTTTCATATAATGATCTTGTTTTAGGAGCCCCTACAAGTTCTCAAAACCAAATTAATAGTTTATTAGAAGAAACCTCAACACCTATAAGTGTAGATTACACTAAATTCTCAGAATTTATCCATTTTAGTTCTGCAGAAACACGTTTAGAAAATTTTTATTACAAAATTGGGTTAATAGAGTCATATTCTTCATCTATAGCTGATATAATTAATAAAACTAATTCCCAAAAAACTATAGAAATTCAACAAAAGAAAATATCAAAAGTTATTGAAAATTTTGATAGGTTTGAATATTTTATGTATTATAATAGTGGTTCATCTTTTTCATGGCCTAAAACTTCTGATCTTCCACCTTATTCTTTAGCTAAAACTAATAGTTCTATAGGTTTAAACTGGTTAGGTAGTTCTAAAGAATCTAACCCATATTATGGGGGAAGATTACTCTCAGCATCTACATATGATAATTCAAATCCAGACCAATTATTAAAAGCCATCCCAGAATATTTAAGAGAAGATTTAAACAATAAACCATATGAATTGTTTATTGATATGGTTGCACAATATTATGATAATATTTGGTTATACACTAAAGCAATAACTGAAAAATATAATACAGATAATAGATTAGATTTTGGTATATCTAAAGATCTAGTAGCTAATGCTATTAAAGATTTTGGTTTAAAATTATACCAAAATAACTTTTCTAATAAAGAATTATATACAGCATTTTTGGGAATAACTCCTAATGGTTCTATATTTGCAGACCCTTCAATTTCAAGTTCACTCCCAGTTCCAACAGGGTTTGAATATGTTGATACATTAATATCTGCATCAAATGATGTTATACCTTTAGATGATGTTAATAAATCTTTATATAAGAGAATATATCATAATATTCCCTATCTGTTAAAATCAAAAGGAACTATTGCTGGGTTACGAGCGTTAATAACTTCATATGGTATACCTGATACTATATTAAAAATATCTGAATTCGGTGGTAAAGATAAGGTTAATGTTAATGATTATGATTTATATTTTAATAATTTTAACTATGCCTATAACAGGTCTAATCCTGAAGATAATAAACGTTCTATATCTACAAATTGGATTTTAAATAGTGCCTGGGGAGCAGGAAACACTCCCAATTCTGCTAGAGTGCCAAACACAGTACAATTTAGATTTAAAGTAGGAGACACACCACCAACATCAAGTACATTCCCTTCTAATTCATCTACATTATGGGTAAAACCCTTAAGCCCATCAGAGGTAAAGGGTTCAGTAATATCTTTAGAATATGAAGGATCAGGTTCAGCTAGTGGTTCATATAATGGTTCTATTAAGGATCCAAATTACCAATATGCTCATTTAAAGTTTTATCCTGATAGTGATATTGGAAATTCATCTTACTCAGCAAGTGTATATTTACCTTTTTATAATGGTGATTGGTGGTCAGTAATGGTAACAAGTGGTAGTTCAAATGGGTTTGAATTATTTTCTGGAAATAAAATATATAATGGAAACGATGGTACTTCAATAGGGTATTATGCTTCATCTTCTATCTCCACAGCACCAACATCTACAGGTTGGGGTGATACAACTAAAAATTCAAAGTTTGGCCATTCTTCCATAATAACTACAAATATTGCAAATGAATTAATCCCTTCTATTAATGGTGCTTATCAAGAAATAAGATATTATAACACTCGTATAAGCGAAAGTGTATTTAAAGATTATATTATGAATCCTTTATCTATAGAAGGTAATGGGATTAATAGTGCACCTGACCAACTAGTATTTAGAGCGGCTTTAGGTAGTGAATTAGATATTGTAACTACTTCTTCTATTCATCCAAAAGTAACTGGTTCTTGGGCCACTACTTCATCTTTTGAATTAAGCAAATCTCACCCCCCAAATAGTAATATCCAAATTACAGATGGAACAGTAACAGCATCCTATTCTACTAATACTGAAATATTCTTTTTAGATCAACCTGCAGTTGGTATAAAAAATAGAACTACTGATAAAATAAGATCAGAAAATTCTACACTTCCTGAAGGAAATACTTTATCACCTATAAGGAATTTATCCCAAACTACAGAAGCAAGTGCATCATATACGGATAATATTAATTATTTAGAAGTAGCATTTTCACCACAAAACCAAATTAATGATGATATTATAGGGCAAATAGGTCATTTTAATGTTGGTGATTATATAGGTGATCCTGCTCAAAGATTTACAGGTAATAATTACCCAGATCTAAATAGTTTAAGTGAAGATTATTTTAAAAAATATATTAAAAATTATAATTTAGTAGATTTTGTTAGATTAATAAAATTCTTTGATAATTCCTTATTTAAAATGATTAAAGATTTTATACCAACAAGAACTAGTTTAGCATCAGGTTTAGTAATAAAACAACATTTACTAGAAAGAAATAAATACCCCCAACCCCAAGTATCATATTCAAATGAATCTGAAATTTCAGGTTCTATAACTTCACATAAAATATGGAATACCCTTTCTCAAACAACTGAGATGTCATCTTCTAAAATTGTATCAATTAAAGGAGGTCCTGGTGGAGTACTTAATAAATTTAATGGATTATCTACATCTCCTGTAGGAACTAAAGGGTTAGGACCTGATAATAGATACAATATTACTCAAAGTTTTCTAGAAACCACCTCAGGATTATCAGGTTCTATAATAAGAACAATTTCAGATCAAGGTGAATTTTATACTGGTGAATTTAGTGGTTCAACCCTAATAGTATCTAATGGGGAATTAAATCAAGCAGCTCAAGAATTTAAAGAAATAAATCCCGTAGGATCAACATATGGAATTAGAGCATATAGTTCAAATAATTACAGTTTTTCAAACTTTATTAGTTCTAATAATCTTCCAACAGAGGGTTTTATCCAAACTTGGTATCAATCAGATACTGCAGTACCTTTACCACCACCTAATCCAACTTTTTAAAAATGGCAGGAAGCATAAAATATATTAAAATATCAAGAATAGATAAATCAGGTAAAGATTTAAATACCCAATTAGAATCTATAAGTACTTTAATTTTACCCTCAGGGTCAAGTTTTGCAGAGTACACTATATTAAATAAAACTAGATTTAGAGATTATTTTTTATATTATGTTTCTTCTCCTCATGAAGATGATATAGATAATACAGATGTCTCTACTTTAGAATATATATTTACAGGATCTATATCTACTTCTACTATTACAGCACCTCCAATATTAGTTTCTCAAATACCAATTTCTAGTTCAGATAATGATAATTTTGGTTTTTTTGATAGTACAACTAACACATACAATATATTAACCCTTCCTCAAAAAGATTTAACTTTAAATTTAACAGGTAACTTATTCCTTTCTGGAGATTCTCTTGACACTGTATCTGTAGGAATATATAAATTAAAACCTAATACAACTGATCGTGATGAAATGATAGCTGGAGAATTAATATCACAAACTTTTAATGCTAATGCAGGTTCAACTTCTATTAATAAAACTTTTATACTCCCTAAAGAAAATATAAACTCCGGTGATCAACTTTCTATTAGGACAACAAAAACATCAGGGTTTTTCTTAGATTATAATGTTACTTTTAGTAGTGGAGCTAAATTTAAAGTTTCTTCTACTCCACCAACAGGAAATACTCAACCAACAATAATAGAACCTTATTTTACAACCGATTTTTATAAATCAGAATATGATGTATTACAAAATAATGCTACTCAGGGGATTCCAAACCAGTTAATCCAAAAAATAAGTTATACATCAGGCCTTATTCCTACAAATATTTCAGCTATAATGAGTGGTTCAGCTGTAAAAGCAGATATACCTCAATCTAACTACGAAATTAGTTCTATACTTAATCCTTCATACAATCGCTCTATAGTACAATCTAGTAATGTTAATGTATATAATCCTTTAGATAGAGGAACAGATTTTGGGGATCCAATTAACATAGGAAACTATGGCCAAACTCCATCAGTATCTTCTTTAGATAATGTTATAGTTGAATTTAATTGGGCTGGAGGAACTAACCCTGAAATACCATTTGGGGGTAGCTTTAAATTATCTAATTTATTATTTGAAGTCAGTTCTGCGGATCAAATTAAAACCATAACTCCTGTATCTGGGTTAGATTTATTTGATTTAACTACTAATATATATAGTGCTAGTAATTCTCCTAACGCTGTTAGATCAATTGAAGAAAATAGAGGAGAGTATTACCAAGTCCTTAACAATAGTTATGGTCCTGGAAAAGAAATAGTTCCTTTTATATACAACCCAACAGGAAATCCAACTTTACCTTCATTTACTAAAGTAGTAGATACAACTATTCAAATTCCATCAGTTTCTTCATATGCTGGAACTAGTTCATATGTTGATGGTGGGTGGTTTTATGGTGCATATGGTACATATGTTAATAATACAATGTTTTTCAAATCTAATTCAAGCATTACAAAATTAGGAACTGATTACAATACAGACACTTCAATAGATATTGGAACTTCTAGATCTCAATTTATGGATATAATTGTTCCTAGTTTAATGAGAGGAAATAGGTGGTTTATTACATTAATTAATGATTTTGAATTTCCTGTTGGAATTTCATCTAAAGACCAAAGATTTATTGATGTTCAAGGTGGAAGTGAACTTAATAAAATAGGTGTTTTTGAAATTTTAGGAATGGATATGGATGCTTCTAATAACACAGCCCTTTATGTAGATTATACCCTACCTGTTGGCGAATCCTACCTTTTAGGAGGTAATGAATCCCCATACCCCTCAGATTTTGTAAGAAGTGTAGGATTTTTAATATGGAGATCACCAGAACCTAATAATTCAAAGGCAGTTATAGTTACAGATGAAACTTCAGGAGTAACAGCTGGGGCTTTTTATTCTAGGTATCCTACAGAAATTGTAACAGAAAATTTTGAAGATGTTACAAAAGAATACGGAAGTAACCAAACAGGTTAAAAATAATTTGGATTAAAAACAAATAACACACATATTTATACACATATAATTAAACACAATGGGATATTTAAATAATCAAGTAGTAACAGTTGATGCCATTCTTACAAAAAAGGGTAGAGAATTATTAGCTCAGAATGACGGTTCATTTAGGATAACACAATTTTCATTAGCAGATGATGAAATAGATTATACACTTTATAATCCAACAAATCCAAAAGGCACAGCTTATTATGGTCAAGCTATAGATAATATGCCTTTACTAGAAGCATTTCCAGATGAAAACCAAATAATGAAATACCAATTATCTACTCTACCAAGGGGTACAGCAGTTCTACCTGTATTAGACTTAGGTTTTTCAGCTATTACATTAAAACAAGGAGCCTCATTAGCTATTACACCACAAACATTAAATTATTTAGGTAATGATACAGCTTTTGAAACTTCAGGCTACACGGCTACAATATCAGATGTTAGAACAATGTCTACTTTTAATGGTACTGGTATTCAAACTACAGCAGCCCAACAACAAAATTCAACAAGTACAACAACTTTAGGTACAAATGTATCTTCAACAGTAATAGGATCTCAAATTAATTTAAGAGCAACAACCGTAAATACTTTATTTGGGGCTAACACAACCTTATCAACAACTTTAACAGTAGTAGGTTTAGATAGTGGAGCTAGATTAACAATACCTGTTACAATAACTCAAACATCAAATTAATAAAATATGAGCTTTAAAAGACTAGACGCCGAAGATTTTGTAGTTAGTGCTGATGCAGTCCAATCAGTAGCTTGGTCTACTAATTCTGCAACTTTAACCGAATTCTTTACATCATCAGTTCAAGCTAATGGTACCTCAGGTAATTACTATTTAAGTGTATATCAAACTTCTTCATTTATAGCTGAAGCTGAAATTCAATTTGATATTACTTATGGGAATATGTTAGGAAGTGGTAGTTCTTACTTTGACCCTAATATTCCTAGACTAACACCTGCTACCTCTATTTATGGTCAATATAGATCTTTAGTTTTAGAAGATGAAAATTCTAATTTTATTTATGGAGATGGTACTAACACCTTTACTCCAAATGATTTTTGGGCAATATCTGTAGATAGAGCAAGATATAAAGAAAAATTATTCCCAGGAACTTTTAATTTATTTCTATCAGGATCAGGAGGATTATTAAAATTAACAGATAATTCTAATTCAACAAACTTATCTACTTTTTTAGGACCTAATAGAGTATACCAATTAATCTCAGGATCAGATGGAACTCCCTACAATACAACAGGATATGCACCAGGTTTTGGATCCTATGGTTTATTCCTTCCAGATATAGGGACAATTCTATTAAACCCTGCGGCTATTAATAGTAGTATTAATGTTAATTCTAATTCAAATCCAGATATAACTAATGGGACTAATCAACAACTACTATATTCTGCAATTCAACAAGGAGCAAATTTTCAATTAAATGCTCAAGAAACAGTTACATCAGATTATGTATTTGTTAGATCTAGAAATAGTGAATTTAATTATTCTTCTAACCCTTCCTACATATCAGGATCTACAGGTGAAATTGCTTTTCCTCAATTTATAGATAACCCACAAACTTATATTACAACTGTAGGAATGTATAATGATTCAAATGAATTAGTAGCAGTAGCAAAATTATCAAGACCATTACTTAAAGACTTTACAAAAGAAAGTTTAATAAGAGTGAAATTAGATTTTTAGGATGAATGAGTGTTTACAAGCCATTTACCACATCGGATGTTGTAGTAACTCCATTTAAAGTAAACAAAAGCTTTTCTTTTCAAGGTGCTAGTGCTCTTACTGCTTCAAATGCTGGAATTGATAGATTTATTGGATTAAATGGAATCTATAACTCAGGTTCACTTAATACAGGTCAAATATCAACCCAATCCCAAGTTTTAATATATAATTCAATTAAACAATTATATTATACAAATTTTTTAAATAATCCTAATGGTTCGCCTGCAATTACAGCTTCTTTTAATAGTGATGGTACTATTACATCTACAGGTGGTGCTTACCAACCCATGTATTACAATTATAGAGATAATACATTACCAGCTGAAAGATATTTTCCATCTTCATCAGGTGAACAAATAGCAGTTATCTCAATTCCTTCTAATTTATTTGGAGAATATATCCAACCAGGTACATTTTCATATACTTACACAGGTTCTTCAGCAACTTCAAAAATAATAGATGATGGTGAAGGTAAATTATTTAGAAACGGGGAAAGAATTGGAGATATAATATATCAGCATGGTTTGGCTATTATTACTAATATAGATGAAGGTATTTATAGTTACTCTAGATATGGTACTGGAGTATATGGGAATGAATTAGCAGATTTAATTAAAGGTACCAACGTTACTTGTTCTTTTCAAAGCACAATGACAATATATGAATCACAGTATAAATGTACTTTTTTACCCAATGAATTTAATTCTTCAAACAATCCAACAATTATAAGTGGAAGTAAAGGAATACCCTATGATTTTTCAACAGGTTCATATTTTGAACCATATATTACAACAGTAGGATTATATAATAATGCAAATCAATTAGTAGCTGTAGGAAAATTATCACAACCTTTACAAAGTTCAAATGTTACTGATACAACTGTATTAGTTAACTTAGATTTATAATATTTATAGACATGGCAAAACAATTATCAAAATCAGGAATAACTACAGGAGATGCTATAGAACCTTGGCATGTAAGTCAATCTATAGATGCTCTCTCAGGGGAAGAAGCATATAACTTAAAAATATCAGGATCGTTACAGCTAACAGGTTCAATAAATATGCCTGCTGGATCCGTTGTAGAAGGTACAGCTTCATATTCTTCTTATGCTTTAACTGCTTCATATGCCCTTAATGGTGGTAGTGGTGGAGGAGGAAATCCCGGAGGTGATTTTGGTTCTATTCAATATAAAAATGGGACTAATTTTAATGGACAATCTGACTTTTTATATATTCCTTCATCAAAAACACTTGAAGTAACCACAGGTTCAATAAATTATATAAGTTCATCTTTTATAGGAGCATCAACTATATCAGCTTCAACAATCCAAGCAGGAACTTTTGTTGGGAATATATCAGCAGATGAAATACGTACACCTGCTCTTATAGGAGGTGTTGCCTCAACATTGGAAAATGCTTCTTCTTCTATAACACCTGAGGGATATGCAAGATTTGTTTCTGCCTCTATTGGTGGGTGGGACATAACACCTAATTCTATAGAAAGTAATAGTATGATAATGAGACCAGAAGGTTTATTACAAACTAAAAACTTTGCTAGTAGTCAAACTGGATGGAGAATATCTGCAGAAGGAAATGGCACCGCAGAATTTGAAAATGCTAGAATTAGAGGAACATTAAGCACAACAACTTTTGAAAAAGAAACAGTTAATGCTGTAGGTGGTCAATTATGGGTTGTAAATTCCACTACTATTACAGGATCAAGTGTTACAAGTATGTCTACAACTATGTCTGTAGCAAATGCTAGTGGATTTTCACAAGGTGAAATTTTAATGGCTAAAAAAGTTGATAATACAGGATTTTCAACTGAATACATCCTAGTAAATTCATCATCCGTTGATGGAGATGGATCAGGAGCTAGTGAAACCTATGGTCGTATAATGGTAACTAGAGGATATGGGCAAGGCCAATCAGGAAATTTTGTTGGTGATTTAGCTTCTAGTCCTCAAGCTTACACAGAAGGTCAAGTATTAGTTTCAACAGGAAAAGTAGGAACAGGATTTATAAAGCTAAATGCTAATCCTAACGATTTAGAAACCCCATATATAGATATTACTGAAAGAACTGGTAGTGGTATATTTGACGTAGAATTAAAAGCTAGATTAGGAGATTTAAGTGGTTTAGCTAACTCAGATTATGTATTTAATAGACCAAACCCAGGTTTTGGTTTAGCAACAGATAATGTATTCCTACAAGGAGGTATTAAAGCTACATTTGGTGAAATTGGGGGGTTTGGTATTACAAGTAACTCAATTTCAAGTTCAAATAATGATTTAATACTAAGATCATCAGGTAAAATAACAGCATCAGGTGGGTTTTTATTTGGTAATAAAGCTACAGCACAATATGTACAATATGATGGATCAAGTCTAGTAGTAAGAGGAGATTTAAGTGTAGATAATATTAAAACTCCTGCAGTAATTAATGATGAACCTTCAACATTTACAAATGCATCCTCTTCTATTGATAGTCAAGGTTTTGCTAGATTTAACTCAGCTTCTATAGCAGGATTTACTGTTAATACTAATGAAATAAAATCCTCTGACAATTCATTAAGGTTAAAAGCAGATGGTAATATAACAGCATCTAAAGTACTATTAGGTAATAAATCGGGTGGTAATTTTTTACAATTTGATGGTTCAACTCTTACAGTTCAAGGAAGTATTACAGCAGACCAAATTTCTACCCCTTCAAATTTATCAGGAGCTAATGCTTCATCATCTATTAGTCCTGATGGTTTTGCTTCATTTAAATCTGCTTCCATTGGTGGGTTTGAAATTACTCCTGATATGATTAGATCAGGTGTTACACCAGCTTCTTCAAGTGTATCTAATACCAATGTACGTTTAGCCCAATTTAGTCTAACTTCACCTGCTAATAATTCTACCCCAACAATTTCAAACCAATCTTACACGGGTAATCCAACCAATGGGTTTGTTTTTAGTGGGTATATAAGAAGAACAACAGGTGGACTAACAACTGATTTTAATACTGGTTTAGAAGAACCAAATGATACTTCCGTTAAAATAGCTGCTTCATATACAGTAGGGAGCAGTACTTTAACTATTAATTCCCCTGGATCAACAGGACTTGCATTTGGAGGAGGTGCTACTTTAAATAATTTCAGCTTCTATACTGATTCAAGTCTTATCTCACAAACTTTTATTTCTTCTTCAACCACTAACTTCCCAGGAACAGAAGCTATTATATTAGATTCAGCTAATAATAGAATATCTATTATAGATGGATCAATAACAGGATCAAATGTTTTATTTAATGGTGGAATAATAGGTGGAACTGTAATAGAATCTTCAGTTTTAAAATCATCAGAAAACCTTCCTACACCAGATGGTAGTCCTGCTTTTCAATTAGACAGTGATGGTATTATTTCTGGATCTGATATGTTTTTAAGAAATGTATATAAGGTAAATAATGTTGATACTAAATTTACTTTAGTAGATACTAATCAAGGATATTTTATAGGAAGAAATATTGGAAGACAAGTTGTAAGTAATAATACAGAAATCACACAGGGTTATACTGGTGGTTTTTACACAATGATATATTCTGAAATATTTCAATTACTTCCTTTTGAAGATAAACTTATGTTAGGTTTTACTTCCCTTCATGACACTAATAGTACTAGTACCACTACTTCTGACTTAGATTTTAGAATAGCATATATGAATACTGGGTCTGCTAATAGTGCTACCACTTACTATGATAGTTGGGGTGGTGAAACATCTTTATATAATCCATCTACTACAATTAGAAGTGCTATTAGTCCAAGGTCTTTTAGTATTAATAGTCAATCAACTAATGGACTTAATCTTACAATTCCTACATCAATGCAAGGACGAACAGTTAGATTTGCAGTATATTATAATGCAGGTCCAGTTAGTACGACAAATGTTAAAATAAAGGGTATTTCACTAGTAGCTACAAACGCATTTGCTTCAGATTTCCAAACAACAACAGTGTTAGAAGCAGAAAGGTCCAAATAAATTAGTATTAACTAAAATAAATATATGGAATGGATAGGACTCAAAGGAGAACCAATATCAACCATTACAGATTTCCCAGATAACACATTCGGATTTGTTTACAGAATAATGCATAAACCTACGGGTAAATCCTATATAGGTAAAAAAGTATTATACTTTAATCGAAAAGTTAAATTAACTAAAAAAGATTTAGCTTTATATGAAGGTGTAGTAGGTAGGAAACCATCTTACAAACTAGTAATAAAAGAATCAAACTGGTTAGATTATTGGGGTTCAAATAAATTACTTAAAGAAGTAATGGAATTAGAACCATTAGAAAATTTTGAACGTCATATAGTTAAAACAGCCCCCGATAAAAAACTATTAACATACTATGAAACACAAATGCAATTTGTACATCAAGTATTAGAAAAACCTGATGAATATTTTAACGATAATATATTAGGTAAGTTTTTCACAAAAGATTTTGAATTATAAAATATACTTCGTATATTACAACACATGGTAAATGAGCTACTAGTTAATCTAGTTAATACAGTTTTAGGAGCAGGGAAGAGGACAGCACGAGGTAATCAAGCATACCATTGTCCTTTCTGTAATCATCATAAACCAAAATTAGAGGTTAATTTCACAGAAAATAAGAAGGGCTATAACCCATTCCAATGTTGGGTATGTGGTAAAAAGGGTAAAACAATAAGAAGCTTATTTAAAGCACTTAAAGTATCACCTGATAAATTTATAGAACTAGGTAAACTAGTTAAAACAGGTAGCCATGTAGAAGAAGTTATAGTA